CCTAATCACCCACCTCTCATTTCATTGGTAGTCATAACTACAGGGTACTAATCTTCCGAGACACGTCGTGCAGCACCATACAGTAGAACTGTAATCGGGCTCATACGTTAACGGACTTTTATGATCTGTGATGACAACATCCCACGAATACCTCGCAGTGATCTCATTTTACGATCCTGTTCCATTACTAGTTCTCAAAAGAATCGAGGACCAGTAACTTCGGAAAGGGGTAAAATAACCTTTTCAGTCTGAAAAGGATCCAATGGAGTAAAAGTAACATCTTTAGTTGATTTAACTCTGTCTGTAATCATTTTGACTACTTCAGAAGTATAATCTTTTCTAAGATAACTACTTACAAACACTGGACCGAGAAGAGTTGGAGGCAAGGTTGGTTTATTATGTAACAATTCCGAATATTGTTCGTAATAACGATCCAATATAAAGTGGTAGAGTTTAGAATCTGAATTTTCTAAATCAAAACCAGGAATGGTTTCCATACTGTGAAGACTAGATAATATTTTATCCATCTTCACTAGATTCCGATCTCAAATTTTGAGATTTGTCTGATATATAGCGTTGTCTATCATTGATAGAAAACTATGTATCGACACGGCAGAGAGCGAATTATTCAACCTTGTGAAAGGTGATAATCCATCTACCGTTGGAACAAAACCAAAAGGTCCGTTTACTAGTCATACTAACTCTTTCAACTGCGATTTTCGCACAGTTGGAATAGTTTTGTACATCTTAGTAACAAGATCTTCGGTAAGGCTGAGTCCTTTATTAGATAAATCTAAAAGAATTGAAGGTAAACCTTTCAATGATTTTAGACCAACTAATAAGTTCTTAGCTCCTACGGGTGAAACTTCTCCATCTTTTGTAATTAATCTCTTAGCAAATTCAAAAGAATGCTTTGATTTTAAAGACTTGGATAGATTAATTTCAACTCCTAAGTACTTCTCCATTAAGGAAAGATATGATTTAGCGACCAAAGTGTTAGCTATAACTATATCATCTCCTAGTAGTGCATAATTAGTAAAATTAGAGTATCCAACTCTAATGGCACTAATTCTCACTAATACATGGTGACTTAAGGCGAGCATAGCTCAAGAACTTAAGGCTCCCATAGGTTGACCAACTGAGTATTTAAAAGGATTACCTTTTAAATATCATTCTCGGTCTGTTAAGAGTTTTCCTCAATTCAGACTTTGATCAGTTCCAACTAGACAAGCTAAAACTTGTTGTTGAAACTTCAGTGGTAATCTATCGGTAGCAGCACTTAGATCGTAGGAGTAAAGAGTTTGATCATTTATTGAATTATTTAATCATAATTCCTTTAAATGACGAACCGGTTTATCTTGATCAAAAGTCCCATCCATAGGAAGGGTCTTTAGAATAGAGAAAACTGATTCCGATAATGGTTTCATTACACTTTGAGTAATGGCATCCGTTATCGCAAACACTCTAACCTTTCCGGCTGCCTCGTTCTTTTCACTTAATTTTCCAAGTTTAAGATTTTCCTCACCATACAAACAAGTTGTATTTTGAAGAATCTCCATCTCTTGAGAAATTAATCTTCAGAATTCCTCTCCTCCTGGACTTCTAGATATATAATCTTTAAGTACAGGTAGTAGGACGGAATTCTGTCAAGCCTTGATATCCTTCCAGATACCAAGGAGTGAAACAGAACTGTTAGGGCCTGCAGTACCAAGAAAAGAAAGTTTTATAGGTTTTAGTCTAAAAGATTTTACATCAGTTAGCTCCGAAAGACCTTTCTTTACTTCGTAATAAGGAAGAGTTTCACTTAACCCTGAAAAGGGATCCGTGATAGTACTCAACTTTATCTTACCGGGTATAGAAATAACCCGATAAACTGCAAAGATCGAAAGGACTGCCCTTACTGTAAGACTGTCCCTTTGTCTTATTAAAGACCGAAGAGGACCAGGAATTATAGTAGGCAATCCTCCCACGAGGGAAATCACGAATTTGGAAACGAATACGGGATTTCCACTTACAAAGGCTTGTACAATTCTTGTAGATTCTTTGCAATATAGTACTACGAAAGTAGGACCATTATTGGATCAAAGAATTAAAAGTCTTGACATAAACCTCATGTAAGGAACACGTGGTAGTTGCAATGATCATATCAAGAGTCTCACTCAGTGGGGAAACATTATTTTAGTAATGAATCCTACTGAAGAGATCTTGTTCGACAGCGATACTTGATTATTGTTCAGTTGTTTTAATTTTGTCATGGTTTATTTAAATTATTATTTATTTAATCTGACAGACTTAAAATACAGGACATAATCATGTATTGTCTGGGCTTGATCATTAAAGTCGATAAGGCTTTAATTTGCAAGTTCACAAGAATAACTTGTAGATTGCATGATCAGGAGATAGTAGCCATAATCTAGATCATAAAGAAATCTAGACGACCGGTAACTTCTTCAATTCTTACACCCGGATTGTATGGGTCAATATACAATGAAAGCGTAAGCTTTAGAGATCAC